CCGGAGGAAGTGCTTAAAGCCCTGGATATCCTCGTCAAGCAAGGGAAAAGCGGCTCATTTACGCTCAAGGATATGGTGACCCAGGGAAACCGTGTCACCGCTGCCTATGGTTCAATGGGGCGGAGCGGATTGGATGCGGTTCGGGAAATGGGAGCGGTTTTGCAGGTGTTCAGGCGGTCGTCAGGCAGCGCCGAGGAGGCATCGACGGCCTTTAAAAACTTCTGGAACGACCTAATGGAACCGGGAAAGCGGAAATACCTGAAGGCGCTTAACATCAGCATATGGGACCCGGAGAAGCTCAAGCAAGGGAAGAAGCAGGCCCGCAACATGGTCGACATCATCAACGATTTGCTGACGAAGACCAAGGGTGACCCCGAGAAGCTCTCCCGGATCTTCGGCATGCAGACCCTCGATGGTTTGAAGGCATTCATTGCCGAGTGGCAGAAATCGGGCAAGAATGCAGCGAACGAGTTCATGAACATCTCCGGAGACGGTGCCGAGTTGATGGGAGATGCCGCGCGGGCAGCAAAGGAATTCAACGCCGCCATGCAGAATCTGCATACATCCTGGATGAGGTTCGCCCAAAACAATCTGACCAAACCGATTCAGTCCCTGGCCGATACCATCAATAGCCTGGACAAGGAGAAAGTCGATCTGTGGCTGAAGATCATTACGGGCGGCGCCCTGGCTCTGGGCGGCGCCGTCATCGCGAAAAAGGGATGGGATGTTTTCAAGTGGGGTCGGAACCTCTTCAAAAAAGGCGGAAAACCAGGAGCGGGCTTGCCGGAAGGCATCCCCGGCGCCGGTAACGCCGTCCCGGTTTACGTGGTCAATCTCCCAGGAGGGGGCTTTCCTGGTGCGCCGACGCCCATTCCTGGCGGCCCGGCGGGTGGGGCGGGAGGGCTCGGCGGATATTTAAAAGCCCTTCCGTGGTTGGCTATTGGCAAGGTTGGCGCCGCCGGCGCTGCCGGATACGCTGTGGGCACGGTCATCAACATGGGAATCAATGCGGCGGTCAAGGCGGCCAATAAAGACCAGAAGAACACGCTGGGCGGTCCGATAGACACACTCGGCGCCCTTCTCTGGGATATGACTCACAAAGAAGAAATTGCCAGGATGCAGGCCGGCAATGCGAAAAAGACCGAAGTCGGCGGCAAAATACAGATCGAGGTCCAGGACAATCGAACCGTTATCAAGGGAATCAAAAACGAGAATCCGGCTATCGATCTCGATGTGACGACGGGGCTATTGATGGGGTGGCAATGAGCTGGCGCGAACAGTGGCAGACAGGATCGTTCCGCGGTGTCGAATTCTGCTGGAAGCAGAGCGATACCACCGTGGGCCGTAAGACGGCGCGCCATGACTACCCTCTGCGCGATGACGCCTATATCGAGGATATGGGCATGCTGCCGCGGGAATTCACCCTGGAATGCTATGTGATCGGCGAGGATTACACCTTCGCGCGCGATGCTTTGACATCCGCCCTGGAGCAGGAAGGGCCTGGTATACTGACCCATCCGACAATGGGGACTTTTCTTGCCTGCGTAGCCGACAAGGTCAGGGTCACGGAATCGACATCGGAAGGCGGGATGTGCCGTTTTTCCATTCCTTTTATCCTGGCCGAGGAAAACAAGTGGTATCCCTCCGCGGATGTGGATACGGGGGGCGCAGTGGACGATAAAGCGAATACTGCCGCGGAAGCCTCAAAAAATGAATTCGGCGACAAATTTACGAGCAGCGGCAAACCTCAATTCGTCAAGAACGATGCGATCAGCATGACCGACAAAATATGCAGCGCCCTGGACGGCCTGCGGGCCAAATTTCCCACAAACGTCGAGACGCCGGCGTTCATCAAGGACCTCAACAAGATCAAGAATTCGGCGCAATCCTTGATCGGCGCACCTTATACGCTGGCACAGTCCATCATGACTCAGGTCAATCAGTTGCGGGACCTGGCCCTGACGCCGCTCAATCTTCTTAATTACGCGAAGATTCAGACGCAAGGGCTGTTGAATGTAGCCTCCTCCATCGTCAACCTGCCGATGTCGATCTTCAATGCGTATGCATCGCTCTTCGATTATGGAACCTCGACCAGTTCCATATCGCAAACGACGCCGTCGCGCATTCAGCAGGCCCAAAACCTCGATGCCTTCAATGCGCTTGTCAGGCAGGCTGCCATCATCGAGGCGGCCCGGACATCGTCCACGATCGACTTCTCATCCTATGACGAGGCGGAGAGCGTCAAGGAAACCCTGGTCGACGCCATCGATACGGAACTGCTGGAGGCGTCCGACACGGTTTATGCCGCCCTGGTGGACCTGAGAGCCGCCGTCGTGAAAGACATCAGCACTCGCGGCGCCGATCTGTCGAGGATCGTCAGCTTTACGCCGGCCCAGACGGCGCCGGCCCTGGTTATCGCCCATCGCCTGTATGGAGATGGAGGCAGGGCTGAAGAAATCATCGCACGCAACAAAATCAGGCACCCCCTTTTCGTGCCCGGCGGCGTGGCTTTGGAGGTGCTCAGTGATTGACGTGACGTTGCAGGTCGAAGGCGTGAATTACAGGGGTTGGAAAAGCATCGAGATATCCATCGGGCTCGAACAAATCGCCGGTTCCTTCAAGCTGACCGTATCCGATCGCTGGCACGGACAGAACCAGGCATGGCCCATATTGCCGGGCAGCGAATGCACGGTGACGATCGGCGATACGACGGTCATCACGGGTTATGTAAACGAGACCAACCCGGAGTACGACCATAAAAGCCACGGTCTGACCGTAAATGGCAGGGACGCAACGGGCGACCTGGTGGACTGTTCGGCCATTTACAAGTCCGGCCAATGGTCGGGAGTCAATATACTCAGGATCGCCAAGGATCTGTGCAGCCCCTTCGGCATTGACGTCGATACGGATGTGGATGTGGGTAAGAAGTTCGCCAAGTTTGCCCTCCAGGAAGGGGAAACCGTTTTCGAGGCCCTGGAGCGCGCGGCCAGGCAACGCGGCCTCCTGCTGCTCTCTGACGGCATTGGTGGACTGCTCATAACCCGTGCCGCCGAATCGAAGATCGATGCGGCGCTCATCAAGGGAAAGAACGTCGAAAGGGCATCCGGCACATTCTCGCATAAGGACCGCTTCAGCGAGTATATCATCAAGGGACAGTCGCCGGGCGGAGACGTGTTCGCGGAAGCGGCCCATCATGCTCAACTCAAGGCCAAAAGCGAAGACGAGACGGTGACCAGATACCGTCCTCTGATCGTCTATGCCGAACAAGGCGATGGCACGACTTATAAAGACCGCGCCGTATGGGAACGGAATGTGCGCGCCGGCAGATCCGCGAGGCTCGACTACACCGTCACGGGTTGGGAATACAAATCCGGTTCTCTTTGGCTTCCAAACAGAATCGTGCCGGTGCGTGACGATTATATCGGCGCCGACATGGATATGCTTATCGTCCGCTGCACGTATCTCCTAGACGATAGCGGCAGCAAAACGCGCCTGGAGCTATGCCGCCGGGAAGCATTCGACCTGGTCAACCTGCCGAACATGAAAAGAGCGGCGGGAATAGGCAAGACGACCTTCAAGTCAACGAAGGACAGTACCATCAAGGACAAGGACAAACTGAAATGGTAGATAAAATCCGACGTCTGATGGCCCCGCATTTAAGGATGATCCGCATGATGGTGGGCCGCGCCGTGATCAACCTCGTCAATGATAGCCTGAAAATGCAGGAACTACAGGTCACGCTCCTGGCCGATGAAGTCAGGGCCGACGTGGAGCGATTCCAGGAATACGGCCTTACTTCCCATCCGATACCCGGTTCGGAAGCGGTCATGGTCTGCGTCGGCGGCGCACGCGATCATGGCATCGTCATTGCCGTGGATGACCGGCGTTATCGCCTGAAGGCCCTGGAGCAGGGAGAAGTAGCCCTGTATGACGATCAGGGACAAGCCGTTCATTTGAAGCGAGACAAGACCATCCACGTTTATGGGTGCAGTAACGTCGTGTTCGACGCCGACAGCAAATTTCAGGTGAACAGCCCGAATATCAATCTTGCCGGAAACCGGGACACCCTGCGCGCTCTCATCGATGAGCGATTGATCGAACTGCATAACGGACACGTCCATAACGGCGTGCAGCCGGGGACAGGATCGACGGGCACTCCGACGCAGCAACTGACGCTGGATAATGTGGCAACAAGCATCGTGAAGGCTTTGTAATGTCCGATATCAAGGTCACATACGATCAGGATACCATGACGTTTTCATGGAGTATCGCCAAGCCGGGGCTTACCCAGGACGACGGTTTGGAAACGGCTGTCCTGCTGTCGTTGTTTTCCGATCGACGGGCTCTCGCGGACGACAAACTGCCGACCGGCGACGATCGGCGCGGCTGGTGGGCGGACGCCTATGCCGACGATGAGGAAGACCATTGGGGATCGCGGTTATGGCTGTTGTCGAGATCGAAACAGACGACATCCGTCCTTCGGGATGCCGAAAGGTATGCGCAAGAGGCGCTGGCATGGATGGTCAAGGACAGCGTGGTTCAATCCGTCGTTTGCTCGGCGGAAATCATCCGGGATAGCGTACTCGGTCTGACCGTGACGATGACGAGAGGCAGTAACATGGCGACGAAATACCGCTTTGAAGTCTTTTGGCAGGGAGCGTGACATGTCATTCCAAAGACCTACATTATCGGAATTAATACAGCGGGCCGTCAACGATTTAAACAGCCGCTTGCCGGGAACGGATTCTGCTCTGCGTAGATCCAATACGAATGCCCTGGCCAAGGTGAACAGCGGCGCCGTGCATGGGCTATACGGGTATCTTGCCTTCATCGTGGAGCAGATCATGTACGATACGGCCGAGAGCGAATACCTGGAGCGATGGGCATCGATCTGGGGGATTACACGCAAGCAAGCGGAATACGCGGCCGGATCGGTCATATTTACGGGCACGAGCGGCATTGTGATTCCTGCCGGCACGGAACTTCAACGGTCGGACGAGACGGTCTACATGCTCGATGCGGACGTGACGCTGGCAAGCGGAACCGGGATGGGAACCGTCACGGCATCCGAAGCCGGAAGCGATGGGAATACGGATGCCGGAGTGATCCTGGGTATCGGTAGCGCAATCGAAGGAGTAGCGACGTCGGTCACTATCGGCGGCAGCGGACTGACAGGCGGTGTCGATCAGGAAGACGACGACGGCTTACGTTCTCGATTCCTGTCTCGGGTGAGACAGGCCCCTCATGGCGGCGCGGATTTCGACTATGAGACATGGGCGCTGGAGGTTTCAGGCGTTACACGGGCCTGGTGTTATCCGAACCAATTCGGCCTCGGCACAGTGGGCGTAACTTTCGTATGCGACGATCAGGAAGATACCATCATTCCCGGTGAGACTATTGTTGCCGCGGTGCAAGCCTATATAGACGAGGAGCGGCCGGTGACCGCCGATGTGACTGTTTATGCCCCGGTGGCCGATGCACTGGATATGACGATCCAGATATCTCCAAGCACGGACGCCGTCAAAGCGGCCATCAAGGCGGAATTGCAGGATATGATCGCGCGCGAAGCCGAACCGGGGGCGACCATATTATTGAGCCATATCAACGAGGCCATATCGCTGGCATCCGGCGAAACCGACCATGTCCTGCTCAGCCCGACCGCGAATGTAACGCACAGCGCGGGACACATGGCCATATTGGGGACGATAACATGGCAATGACATCCGACGATTATTTAAGGGCTCTGCTGCAATTATTGCCTCCTGGAAAGGCGTATTCCCGGTCACTGCAAGGCGTGCTGGCTAAGACGCTGAATGCAATGGCCGACGAGTTGGCCAGGGTCGATAAGCGGGCGGACGACCTGATCGAAGAAGCCGATCCCCGCACAATCAACGAAATGCTGACCGATTGGGAGAGGGTGCTGGATCTCGATGCGGAGGGTGCCGTTGTGAAAAGACGGCTGGTGGTAACGAGCAAGCTGACCGAGATCGGGGGGCAAAGCAGGAAATATTTTATCCAACTCGCGGCGGGGCTCGGTTTTACGATCACCATAACCGAATTCCGGCCATATACCTGCCTTAGCCCAATCGACCAAAATATTTACGGGGAAGATGTCCGATTTGTGTGGAGAGTAAATGCCCCGGAAGTAACCATATTGACGGCTACATGTCAGAGTCCCTGTACAGAGCCCTTGAATGCCTGGGGGAACGACATATTGGAGTCTGCAATAACTAAGAGGAAACCGGCACATACAGCAGTTATTTTTGGATACGGAGGATAGCTATGTTCAGAGTTGACACATCCACGGCGGCATCATCATTGCCGGCGCAGAACACAGAAGGGACACCCGGATATTTTTCTCAGGGAAATGCAGCCAGCGGCTTGGCGGCAACGGTCCCAGGACAGGACTGGTTTAATATTGTCCAGGAAGAATTGATGGCCGTCGTCCTTGCCGCGGGATTGACGCCGGCAAAAGCTACCACCAATCAAGTATTGCAGGCGATACAAAGGTTGGCCCGATATACGCAATATGCTGCCGACACCGGGTCGGCCAATGCTTATGCAATATCTTTATCCCCGGCCCTGACTGAGCACATTATTGGTATGCCTATATCGTTCAAGGCAGCAAACACGTCTACCGGGCCGTCAACTTTTAATCCTGGCCCTGGCGCGGTTGCGATCAAAAAGAATGTAAGCACAGCTCTCGCTGCCGGCGATATCGTTGCAGGCCAAATGGTGACGGTGGAATATGACGGCACCTATTATCAGCTTATCAACAACGGTCAAGCGGTCGATCTGAGTCAATTTGCACACAGCTTCGCAGGCGCAGGCTATCAAAAATTACCCGGCGGCTTGATCATACAATGGGGAACTGTCCCGGTTGGAACGAGCAATTCGGTCACCTTCCCGATCGCATTCCCGTCTGTATGTGCGGTTGTAGCACCATTCGACTCTGGGGCTGCTCAAGGTATATTTGGCACAACGAGTCGTTCGGTAACTGGTTTCACGATGAACTGCAATATATCTGGCGAAGGATCGGCCTATATCGCACTAGGGTATTAAAGGAGGCCTTATGAAAATGTATTATTCGAAATCGACAGGCGGTTTCTATGATTCTGAAATTCATGGCACGAATATACCCTCGGATGCCGTTGAAATCACAAAAGCGGAACACACTACATTGATGGCTGCTCAAGCCATAGGTAAGATTATCCAGGCAGATTCCAGTGGGAAGCCCACTGCTGTTGACCGAACCTATACTGCGGAAGAGATAACAGCGGCTTTGAAAATCCAAGCCCAGGCCGCGCTCGACAAATCGGATATTACAATCCTCCGGTGCATCGAGAACGCCGTTGTCGTGCCCTCGGATTGGCACGCATACCGCACGGAACTCCGGGCGATCGTATCGGGTACATCGTCGGCCAGTGAATTGCCGACCATGCCGGATTATCCATCCGGGACGTAATATAGGCAAAGGCGGACAGTATTCCAGGGAGTTCCACCTCCCCAGACCACGTGTTACGAGCACGCGACGGGATGACCCGCTACCATCCGCACAGAGCTACCGCGCAGGCGTATAGCAGGGTTATCCGCAAAACACAATCTGCGGAGGAGTTCAATGAAGAGTTTTTTAGCGTACATGGGTGGGAAATCGTTACTTGTGAAGAAAATTCTGCCGAAAATCCCGGAACACAATTGCTACGTAGAGGTCTTCGCCGGCGCGGCCTGGCTGCTGTTCAAAAAGGATGAAAGCGCTTCCCACGTGGAGATCATTAACGACATCAATCTGGATCTCGTTACCCTGTATCGGGTAATCAAGCACCACCTGGAAGAGTTTGTGCGTTATTTCAAATGGGTCTTAGTGTCGCGCGACGAGTTCGAACGCTTCCGAGCAGAAAACCCCGACACACTGACTGATATTCAACGATCCGCCCGGTTTTATTATCTCCTTAAGGCTGGCTATGCGGCCAGGATCAATAAGCCGTCTTTTTCCATCTCCACATCGAGCAAACCGAGGTTGAACCTCCTACGCATTGAGGAGGAACTGTCGGCGGTCCACCTCCGCCTGGCCAGGGTGTACGTCGACAATCTATCCTATGAGCGATTGATCCCGAAATTCGACAAGCCGGACACCTTTTTCTACCTGGACCCACCTTATTATGGATGCGAGGACTATTATGGGGGCGGCGTCTTCTGCAGGAATGATTTCAGGAAGTTGCGGGATATCCTGACCGGTGTCCAGGGCAGGTTTATCCTGTCCATTAATGATGTTCCGGAAATAAGGAAGCTGTTTAAGGATTTTTATATTGAAACCGTTGAGACCAGCTACAGCGCCGCAGGGGCTGACAAGAAAAAGCGAGTCTCGGAACTATTGATTATGAACTACAAGTCGACCGGCCAATAAGCCGATCGGCGTAGTATACGATCACCGCATAGATCCTGCCGGGTTTCAGCCATGAAAACAAACAGCTGCGAATCCGACAGGATTTCTGCGCCCTGCGTCCAGCCTCGAAAAATTGTCACCGATTTCGTTTTTTTGTCACCGATTATCTTTATCTGTGTCGCCGATTATCTTTCGTTCGACAATCGGCATTTATCCTTCAATAGAGGCCGTAAGATAGTCTGACGGTAAAATCGGGTATTCTTGGCGTTTGCCGTTTCGGCAGCCTCGTTAAGCCCCAGAACGAACAAAAGGGTTACGGCCGTAAGGCTTGTAACCCTTTTGTTATGACTGGTGGGCCGTATGGGAATCGAACCCACGACCAACGGATTAAAAGTCCGCTGCTC